GGGTACCAGGTTTACCTAATGTTCCACCAGTAGGTTTAGGTAACGATGTATATATAGGAAACGAAGCTAAATATGCTGGTTTTGCTGTAAATAGACCTAATGCCACAATGCCTGATACACAAGGAAATCCAGTAACTTATGAGGAGCATGGAAAAGAACATAAATTAAGTTCCAGAGATCGTAACCCAAACTGGTATAAGGTGTACACAGAGCACAACCAATTTCTTAAGACTGATATAACTAAAGGTTTTTTATCTGCTGGTTTTAAGACAGATAAGCAATCTTAAGGTATATTAGAGTAGTACAAAAAATTAATTTATGGCTGACAAACGAGCTATTGACAAGTTAAAAGAAGCATTTTGTATCGACAATCGCAGTCGTTACATTATTAAAAAAGAAAATGTAGTAATCTTAGAAATTTATTGGAAGCCTTTAACTATTGCAGATAGAGAAGCAATATATAAAACACTTGCTGGAATGAACAAAGCTAATGATACTGAGAGTTTAGAGTATGCTTTGCAGGTCATAATGAATAAAGCAGAAGATGAGAATGGTAATAAGTTATTTAGCGAAGGAGATCGTGCTTCATTAAGAAGGGAAATTCCTTTAACTGTTCTTACTGATTTGATGTTAAAAATGCAAGGAGTAGAGGAGGAGGTAGATACCGTAAACTCTAAAAGTACATCTTGACGAAGATAACAATTTATTTTTACAGTTTTTCTTATGTGAAAAGCTAGGCTATACTCTGCAAGATTTTAGAAATAAGGTAACTTATGAGGAATTGATATATTGGAGTTCATATTTACAGTTAAAAAGTGAGCGAGAAAAGGCAGAATATGACAGAATAGGAAAAGAATCCAAACTTAAACGACATAATTAGATGGCTGATGCTATTTATGAAGTTAATATCAAGCTAGATGCTCAACAATTTGAGCAAGAACTTAACCAATTAAAAGGTAAGTTAAAAAAGTTTGAAAAGGAAGCTAAAGAAAGAAATAAAAAAGATCCAATATTTAGAAGAGGAAGAGAATTAACAGTACTAAAGTCTATTGAAAGCACAAGAAATAAACTGAATGAGTTAGATAGATTTGGACTAAAAACAGCAGAAAGAAGAAATAAATTAGATAAAGCGGAACAATTAGCAAAAGCTGGAAAATTTAGGACTGCAAAAAATTTAGTAAACGAAGCACAGCTATTAAATTTACAGGATGCTGAAAATTTACGTTTAGCTAAAGAAAGAGTTGCGGAAGAGAAAAGATTAGCTAGGGAAAGAGAAAAGCAAAGAAGGTTAGAAAAAAGTAGAGGACAGGCAATTATAAAAAGTGCTGCTATTGGTGGTGGTTTTCCTTTGTTATTCGGAGGTGGATTAGGACAAGCCATACCAGGAGCTATTGGTGGTGCGTTAGGCGAAGCAGCAAGTCCTGGTGGTGGTTTTGCTGGTTCTATTGCAGCTACGGCATTAGTTTCTCAGCTACAACAAATTGGTCAAGCATCTCTTGAAACAGCTAAGAAAATGGGAACTTTGAATGGAAAGTTAGAGCTTGCAAGAGAACGATCATTATTTACATCAAACGAAACCGAAGAATTGGCTCGTCAATTAGAAAGACAGGGAAAGATACAGCAGTTAAATAATTTATTATCTAATGAATATCAGCAAATAGTAGGCAGTAAAGGAGTAGAGAACTTAAGAAAACTAAACGAGGTATCTAGTGAATTTAATAGACTCATGGGAATATTAAAGACTAAATTTGATGCGTTTATAGCTGGTCCTTTAACGGATTTACTAGAGTTTTTAAACAAGAGTTTATCTGCCGATGCAACAGACGCACAATTTAGAAAGTTTAGAAGAAGTTTAAAAGGGTCGCAAAAAGAATTTTTTGAACAACGATTATCAGAATTAAGAGGAACGAGAGGTAAAAGCTCTGGACCAATTACTACGGCAATAAAAGAAGAGATGTTAAGAATATTTCAACAGACACCGAATATTATTTCTAAAGGTAAATCTGGTAAAAAATTAACACCAGAGGGTCAATTAGGTGTAGATCGTTTAGCAGATTTAGATGCAGAGATTGAAAAAGCTACATTAAAAAATACGCTTTCAGAAAAACAGTTTGAGACTGAAATGAGAATACAAGAAATAATGAAAGGCAATGTAGAAATAAGTGAAGATGAGATAAGAAAAAAATTAGATAAATTAGATGTTTTAGCTAAAGAGCAAGAAGAAATACAAAAAGTAAAAGATTTATACGACAGCATTGCCAGCAGTATAGAAACAGGAATAGTTGGTGCTATTGAAGGTGCAATTAACGGAACCAAAACACTTGGAGATGTTGCTCGCAGTGTATTTTCAGAAATACAAAGGTCGCTTATAAGGTTTGGTGTAAATGCTTTTCTTGGTGGACTTCCTGGGATTGGTGGATTTTTCAGGGCAGAAGGTGGGCCAGTTAGCAGAGGTAGAAGTTATATAGTTGGAGAACGTGGGCCAGAACTATTCACTCCTGGATCTTCTGGAATGATTACACCAAATCATCAATTGGGTGGAGGATCTACAAGTGTTGTTGTTAACGTAGATGCTTCTGGTTCTAATGTGGAAGGAGATGAAGAAGAAGGCAGAGCATTAGGGGTTGCATTATCAGCAGCTATAGAGACAGAATTAATTAAACAAAAACGACCTGGAGGTTTACTTGCATAATGGCTACTTTCCCATCAATTACGCCAACATACGGACAACAAAAAAGATCCGCACCAAATACTAAAACAATTCGTTTTGCTGATGGTTATGAGCATAGAATATTATTTGGACTTGCTGCACATCAAAATCCAAAAGTTTACAACTTTACTTTTAACGTATCAGAAACGGATGCGGACACCATAGAAGGCTTCTTAGACAGCAGAGCAAATGACAGTGCTAGCTTTACTTTTACCCCACCAGGAGAAGGCTTTACAAAAACAGGAACTTACTCTCAATCGGGAACTACAGTAACAATTACGATCACAAGTCATGGTGTAGCTGTAGGAGATGAACTTACTATTGATTACACAACTGGATCGGCAACTGATGGTACTTTTCTTGTCGCTTCGGTTACTGATTCTAATGTATTTACTGTCACTGCTGCTGCCAGTGCTACGAATAGTGGAAATGTTTCGATTACTTTATCTGGTGCTGGTCAATATGTTTGCGAAACTTGGTCAAAATCTATACCATATAACAATAGAGCTACGATCCAAACAACATTTAGAGAGGTGTTTGAACCATGAGCAGTTCTGCTATTGTTAGCAATCTTCAAAATACAAACCCATCAGCAATAATTGAACTTTTTACTTTGCAACTTGATAATGATTTGCATGGTGCTACTACTGTTTACAGATTTCATGCAGGTAGTAGTCTTAAAGAGAATGGAGAGATAGTCTGGGCTGGTAATAGTTATCAAAGATTTCCAATAAAAGCTGAAGGTTTTGCTTTTAGACAAGGGCAGTTACCTCGACCAACATTAACTGTCAGTAATGCACTAGGAACTATCACAGCTATTTTATTAAATGTAAACACAACAACTGCTGGTAATGATCTCACAGGTGCAACTGTTACTCGTATCAGAACTCTTGCAAAATTTTTAGATGCTGTAAATTTTCCTGGAGACATAAATCCTTATGGAACACCAGATCCTACAGCAGAGTTTCCACAGGAAATATATAAAATAGATAGAAAATCAGCAGAAAATAGAGATGTAGTTCAATTTGAATTAGCCTCTGTATTTGACCTTGCTGGTATTCGTGCTCCAAATAGGCAATGCACCAGAGCCGAGTTTCCTTCTATTGGTACGATAAAGACATGAATTGGAAAGACGCTGCACTTAATCATGCTGAAACAGAGGATCCAAAAGAATCTGTTGGTCTTTTGTTAAATGTTAGAGGTAAGGAAAGATACTATCCTTGTCGTAATTTATCTATGACAGCACATCAATGTTTTATTCTCGATCCAGAAGATTATGTAAAGGCTACTAACGTAGGAGAAGTAACTGCTGTTGTCCATAGTCATCCAACAACACCTCCAGAAGCTAGTCAGGCAGATAAGGTTGCGTGTGAACAAAGTAAACTTCCGTGGCATATTGTTAATCCAAAGACAAAAAAATGGGGATATTACGAACCACAAGGATATGAAGCACCTTTGCTTGGTCGGCAATGGGTATGGGGTATTACAGATTGTTGGAGTTTGGTAAGAGATTATTACAAGC